CTTTTAGGGGACACCCGGTGCGTTCGCGCAAAGCAAGATAACAACTTGTAACCACCCTGTGGTCTTGTACAGTGTACGATAGGCCACTCCTTACTATTGACTATAGTAAGTTCCCATATTGGAGGACTGGATGTCTGGCTTTATAACGCAAAATCGATCCACAATAACCAAATTGTATTCGGATATTGGGACCGGCCCTGCTGGGCTTAATAATTTTGCCAATTTAACGTCAGACCAAACCACTACTTCATTCAGAAGCAGTGTTCAGGATTTTCGTCAGGAGCTTAGTGTTGATTCGAAGGTTACTTATAACCCTTTTATCAATACTAACCCTGATGATAAAACCGATCGGGGACATGTGTTTAGTACGGTCAAGAGAGTGGAAATTCTCAACCGTCCTAAAGCCGACCTTTCGTCGGAGTCCGTCTACCCGTTTATTCACGGGTGGAAGGGACCTCTGTACCCTCTGGTTAAGAGTGGGCTTGTTGTGGATTTTCCACAACTCTCACCTATGTCATCTAACGATGTCAAGGTGTATGGGCAATTGGCAATAGCCAAGTGCGAGCCTACCCTTCCTGAAGCCTCTCTCTCTACGTTCCTCAGCGAGATTTTCTTCGCTGATCAGGAACTTCCCCATGTCAAGTACGATGACATACTCAAGTTTCAAGTTGGGCTTGGACACCTCTCGTCTCATGGACGAGATGCGTTCCTTAGCACAAACTTTGCTTGGTTGCCATTTTGCAATGACTTAAGGAAACTCATGAATGCTGTCAAAAACAGCTACAAGATCATGAGTCAATATAAGAGAGATAGCGGACGCGTAGTCCGCAGGCGTTTCCGTTTTGAACCGGTATCGACATATAAGACTACAACCAACTCCACTGGAGATGTTTGGAGCCCCTATGCGATGCCGGAAAAAACCGGTTCCTCACATGATGCTATATATGAACAGAGTCTCAAAACTGAGATTTGGTTCTCCGGTGCGTTCATGTACTACCTGCCTGTGACGGATTCACTCCTTCACAAAATGGAATACTATGACCGGCTCGCTGATCGCGTGCTTGGTAGTGACTTCACGCCACTAACCATCTGGAATATAGCCCCATGGTCCTGGTTGCTTGATTGGAAATTGGATCTCGGCAGTGCTATTAGCATTGCCAACTCCATGTCCGAACACAACCTTGTTTTATCGTATGGCTATCTTATGCGGAAGCAAACTGCTCTGAATAAGCTAACTGTACCGGGTTTGTCATTTGTTAAAAGTGGCAAACTCGGCCCGGTCTCAAGAACTCTTTCTGTCGTTATGAAAGAGCGATTCCAGGCGACACCTTATGGGTTTGGCATAGATCCGGGTACCTTTTCAGCTACCCAACTTGCCATATTGGTTGCTCTCGGTATTAAACGAGAGTAACCGCTTGGGTGGTTTAGTCAACCATCCTTTCCTGATGGGGGGTCTTCCCCCAAAGGATTTTACAATTGTGTCCACCGTGAGGTGCACCACAAAGTAAGGACAATTGTCATGGCTTTTTCCGATCCTCAGTCTGTTACCGTCTCAGGCACTGCTATTACCCTTCCGGGTACTGGCATTGTTGGCCCAAATGGACATGTTTACACGTCCAATGACGGCCTAACGCAGCTCACAATTTCAAGTGCCTATGGCACTCGGAACCGCAGAACTGCGCGACTGACGACAACGGTCACCGTCGCTGATCCCCTTGTTTCGGGCACCAACGTGGTTCGCAGCTCGTCTGTGTACTTCGTAATCGATGCTCCGAAGAACGGGATCACAAATGCACAGCTCCTTGCACAGGCCACTGGTCTGTTCGCATGGGCAACTGCATCGTCGGGCGCCAACATCACCAAGATTCTTGGTGGTGAATCCTGATTTTATCCCAATCACCTACCTGTTTTTGACAGGTATGGTGGTTGGGTTGGTCGGGATTACAGCAATCCCTTTAGCTCTTCTCTCTTTCCGAAGAAAAGAAGAGTCTGGGGGACGCCGTCGGCACTAGTCGGCGCGTCGGAATTTAGCTGAAGAGCAAGCCATGGCTTGGGATACATATCCCCATATTAAATGGAGAAAGTATGAAAAGCCTAATGTTGTTCCTACGTAATGTCTTCACAGATAGTGAAGGCATGTGTAGCGCGAGCACCCTGCACGATCTAAAAACGATCGAGCAGCGCATCGAAGGCGAAGGGAAATCGTTTTTAACGATTACCCTCCCGATCTTTGGTAAGGACTTTGAAAAAGCCCTTGCTCAAGGATTTGTGGACCCCTCTATGTTTCTTTCTTTTAAGAAGCATAGGTGTCTCCCTGCATTTTTGCAAGGTTTCACAGGTAGAGTCTTCGATGCTGGTACTGGTCAGTTGCTCGATGACCCCGATATAAAGGCTATCCGTTCCGTTCGCCAGCTTACGCTGATGTTCGGAAAGATGGAGGCTCTTTGCTCTAGCGAGCGAGAGTACGCTGCTATGTCGGGTTATGTCGAGTTAGATAGGAAAGTAGGTATCTATGATGCAGAACTTAGGTTCATACGGAACCCCCGAAGAGGGGAACCCGCTCAACCACGTTCTGGACGATCACACGATGATAGACGTGAGTCTGTTGTCGAGCGATTCGCCCACGTATCTAGATTGCTCTGGAGAGGAGCTTTCACATATAGTTCTAACGAGCTATATGATGAAGGTCTTCGACCAAAGCATGGACCCGGTGCTACAGCTGATGGCCTTAAAGGAAACTTTAAGTTCCACCAGCTGGAGTGGACAGAACGGTTAGACGAGTATTTTCCTTTTGGGGAATATGCGTTTCCGAACTGGCGCTCCTATATGGAGCGCTCCGACCTACGAGTACTGGAGCCCGGCGCGGAGAGACCATCTAAGGTCATATCCGTGCCTAAAACCATGAAAACACCTCGTCTGATTGCAGTCGAACCTACCTGTATGCAGTATATGCAGCAGGGTATGCTCGATCTGTTCATTCGAAATCTTCGAAAGTGGGAGCGTGGCGATAAAGTCACACCCCACTTATGGAAGATGATCGGATTTGATGACCAAACGCCTAATCAGCGTATGGCACAAATGGGTTCCATTGACGGAGCCTACGCAACACTCGATTTGAGTGAAGCGTCCGATCGTGTTTCTATGTGGCATGTAGAGACCCTACTTGAGAATCACCAATTCCTTTTGGGAGCAGTGTTAGCATGTAGGAGCTCGAAGGCCAGCGTACTTGGTAAGACTATTAGCCTTAACAAGTTCGCGTCTATGGGTTCCGCCCTATGCTTCCCGTTTGAAGCGATGGTCTTTTTGACCGCCGTCCTTGCGGGGATTAGCATGGAGCTCAACCGACCTTTGAATGAGGCTGACATTAAGTCATTCTCATCCCAGGTGCGCGTCTTTGGAGATGATATTATCGTCCCTCAAAGATTTGCGTTGGCCGTTGTCGAGACTTTGGAGCTGTTAGGCTTCAAAGTAAACTCGAGCAAATCTTTCTGGACTGGAAGGTTCAGAGAGAGCTGTGGCAAGGAGTACTATGGTGGTCTTGACGTTTCTATTGTCAAGGTCCGCCAAGAACTCCCTACCCAACGGCGGGATACACAGGAGATAATCTCTGCTGTTTCGATGCGGAACCAGTTTTTTGAGCTGGGGTACGCTAGAACAGTTGAGTTTCTCGACTCACTTATAGGAGGGTTAATACCCTTCCCTGAAATTGAGCCGTCTTCTCCTATCTTAGGGCGCTATGTGTATGGTCCTGTTGGACATACGCGGCTGCACCCCGATCTACAACATTCCCTTGTTAGGGGCGTTGTAGCTCGGCCGGTCAAGGTTCGACGTGAAATCGACTCTTGGCCTGCTCTGATGAAGTGGTTCTTAAAAGACAGTGATTTGCCTTTCATTGATCAGAACCACCTCGTGTATTCTGGGAGGCCCGCTTCCCTTACACTGAAAGCAGGCTGGCACAGGCCCTTTTAAAGGCTTGTGGTGGGTTTGAATACCCACGCAAGGAGAC